ACAATGCCAGCATTTCATTAGTTCACCTCCTCGTGTATTGGTAATTGTTCTTCGTCAAACCATCCGCATGGGTAATTAATCATATTAAAAATCTCCAAAATTAAAAGTTTCTTTATACGGCTCTAACACCGCGTTTCTTCTGAACAAAGTTTTGATGCTCACATCCACCTCGGATGAGTTGCTTTTAACCACCGCACCCTTCACCACGCGCAAGCGCTCGTACTCCACTTTGTTATCCAAACAAATCCTCTCCACTTCTTCCTCGTTGCCTAACCATAAGGCTATCGCTAACCTGTGGCCATCCACTAAAGAAGATGCACCTCGAATCTTCGAACGCACACTCATAGGATCGTCATCAGACTGGAGAGCTGTCTTAGACATATGATGTATGCTCAAACAGGTGGTATTAAACCTGCTGGAGATCGAGGCGCAAAGTTGACAATAAAGTTGCGCGGCTTCATTAGATGAACTAATAGGCGCGGCACTCATTGCTTGTATGGGGTCAATCACCACTAACTCTAAGTTTGGTATTTGCTCTAACTCGGCAAGCATCTCTTGCGCTTTAGGGGTAATACTCAAACCATTCTTATCGTCTTTAATAAGAATCAATGGCTCTGGTGAATCTGGAATGGTGTAGGTGTAGACATCATAGGGTGCGGTAAATCTTTTGTCGTCTGGGTCTAAGGCTTTAATCCGTCTATGGATTTCGTTTAGATCATCCTCCGCGCTTATCACCACAACATTACCACCGCGATTGATAGGATGGTCAAACCACATACCACCGCCTTGGCTAATCTTTACCGCCAGGTCAAGCGCCATCATGGATTTACCCACACCACCCACTGAAGCCAAGATAGCTGGCTTAGATTTCTCTAACAGGTTATCCACAAGCCAAACTTTAGGTGGTGGGTCTTTAACCATGTTTCTAATTGGGTTTTTGGTAAGACCTAACCCCATATTTAAGATTTCAAACTTAACTCTATCTAATCCATGCGCACGCGCTAGATCGTTATAATCTCCTCTCGCGCTCGGTATTCGCACGAAACAGTTAGGAATGGCAGATGCTACCTCCTTTGCTTTCCGCTCGCCCACGCCGTTCTCATCGTTGTCTAGCGCTATATATAAACGCGCCTGACAAACCTTCCTAATTCTGCTTACAGCTTCCAAAGTAAAGTTCGCCGAAAATACGCAAACTGTCGGTATCTTCGTAGATTCAAAAACTGTCGCGGCGGTTGAGTAACCCTCTACCACAATTAAAGATTCTTGTGTGGCTAATGTCGTGAAATCACAACCAATTAAAAAAATATTTCCTTTGATTTCGCTTGCAGAGACAAATCTTTTCTGCCCCTTCTTATCAATGTACTGTAAACTACGCAACTCGCCACTGGTGGGTGAGTAAACAGGAACAATCAAACTCTCGTTGAGTTGTTTCAAACCATAACTTTTTACATTTTTGCTTTTTAGATATTCATGCGATATGACTGGCTGACATTTCTTATACCTTTCTTGAACCTCTTTAGCCACTTCGTTATGCCGAATGTGCTTCGCTTCTTCGGCCCGCTTAACTGCCTCTTCCATTCGCTTTTGTAATGCTTGGCGATCAACGGGTGTTAGCTCATTGGTGTTAATGCTAGACCACTTATGTTGCTCACCAGTTCGCCAGTTGCCATAGGTTGCAAAGTAATTGCCATCTAGCTCATTGCATACATACCAACCAGAACGCTCACCACCCTTGTCTGGGCGCATCCCAGGAGCAGCTCTAACTGCTACTCTGGTAACGACTCCTGTGGTGTCAATGTGATTGATAAACAAACCTTGGTTGTTCATCTCTCTGATTAAATCATCGGTGCTTTTGCCTGTACTTGCGAAGGCAAAGTTTTCATCTATAACTAAACCCTTCTCTCCATAATACTTAGTTAAATCCATCTCTTAATGTTCTCTCCAGTTTTCCAGTCTCCGCTTGTTCGTTAGACCAGTTTAAATACTCTCTGATTGCTTTTCCAAAAAGCATCTCTCGTTTTTCTCTATCCCATTGATGCATCAGCTTATCGCCTTCTGCATCAAGAATACTTAGATAGATTTCTTTTGTTTGTTTGATTGCGTAATCTAGGCCTTCATCACTCATCTGAGCTACGTTCTTTAAACGCTCACCCGCTTTGATTTTCTTTAAGTGATTCATGCTACACGCCCCAAACCATGCTTCATCCTTCCCATATATAAACCCTTTCGCTGGCGCTCTACAATAAGCGCACAGCGATGGTTTAGTTTCTAACGGATTAAAAAGGGATCTTGTCGCCAAGATCTTCTTCTACTTTAGTTTCCACGGGTGCTGGCGCACTTGCTTCAACCTTCTTTCCTTCAGCTGGTTGCCAATGGCTACCAAACTTAGAATCGATTTCGGGATAGCCGTTATCGTTTAGCTTTAACATACAGCTCACAGTCTTGCCGTTAAGCTCGTCTGTATTCTTTAAAGAGCCAGTGATTCCAGCAGCTTTTGCTAGACACGCCATCTCTTTAATACCAAAGCCAACATACTTAGGATTGTCATGCGCTACAGTAACAGTAAAGCCTGTTTGTAATCCTGTACCCGCAACCCTAAAGTTTAGTTGCATACCCATCCAACCATTCTGACCTGATCTAAGTTCGTCATTGGTATTGACATACTCAAGATCATATCTGCCTGGTTTGATATCCGTTTGTTGTTCAACAACTTCTACATCACCAAAAAAATTACTTATATCCATTTCTTCTCCTTTTATATATTAAGTAAATTAACCTGGATCGTAAGAATTGTAGTCGCTCAAATGCTCGACCAAATCCTCACAGTCCTTTTCTATTGCAATCAACCAGTGCAGTCCGTCTGCAGGTAAAGAATTATCTTCTGGGTTTGTTTTATCGATAAATGTATTTAGCACCTCTCGCATCTCACCCAAGAACATCTTGACCTCTTCAACATCACCTAACTGGCTCATTTCAACATCTCCTCTCGAATCGCCGCCCAATCGAAAGGCATTTCCTTCGGCAACCCATATCGGTTCTTGGCCATAAAGCCAGGGGATTGCTCTGAGAAAATTGTTCTGTCTCCAGCAACTGTTTTGGTAGTCATACCCATTTTGCCTTTGACTTGTACAGTACCAACTTTGTAGTTAGCAAAGAAAACTGCATCACTATGCTCGACAATTAAATCAGCCGCTTTTCTGTGCAACTTAATCTCATGCCTGTCATGTGGTTCATTAGATGGGTCTTCATATCTTTTGATTTGATTGTGTGCAATCTGAATCACAGTCATAGATTTCTCATCTCTGAGTCTGTTAAGAACATTAAGGTAGTCTCTCCACTCTTCTAAAGCAGATGTATAACCTTTGCCATAAGCAGGTGAGCTGATATCAGCCCAACCATTCTTTTGGCATACATGATCCCAAAGTAAAGTTTCTAGCCAATCAAGTGAATCAATGGCTACCACTTTAAACTCATGGTCTTCTGTTAATAAAGAGTTAAGGTTGCCCATAAACTCATCATAGCTTTTGGCTACTGGAAAGTGATCGCACTCAATCTTTCCGATACCATCTTCAGATTGAACAATAACGCACTTGTCCATGCTTGAGGCAAAGGATGTTTTACCAATCCCACCTGGGCCATATATTACCAGGCGTGGTGGCTTGATCTTACCTTTCTTTTGTATTGCGGCTAGACTCATTCAACCACCTCAACTTTAGGTTCATCACCTTCAACAGCGTCTTTTAATTCGCCGCTGTATTTAGCTGCTGCTAGTTGTTTGATTTCTATCTCAAACTGCAACCTAGCTAGGTCTTGTTGCAATCTGTTTATTTCTTGGTTGCATAGAACAGTCTTGTTGTATAGCAATCTGGTTTCATCAGATAGCTCCTCAACTTTGTGTTCTTTGCCATTATCGTCAAAGCTAAAAGTTAGCTCTTCATTTTTTACTTCGGTCATTTTTTCTCTCCTAAAGTATTTTTATATGCATCACAATTAGCCTTCGCATCACAAAACTTACAAGTTTCTTTGCTTGGGTTATATTGTGGGTTTTCTTCAAAACAAGCCTCGGCTGCTGGTTTCAAAACTTCAAATCCCCAGTTGACTAGATTAGTAGCCGTAGTGGAGCTTGATCGGATAATGCCATCTTTGTGCCAACCCCTTGGTTGAACAATGGTCATAATAACTTCTATGTCCTCGTCTTTGTAACGAGAGCTGTATCTTGATAATGCACCAAGTGCATAAATTTTTAACTGTCCGTTGTCATGTGCATCAACTGCCCATTTACCAGATTTAAGATCAACAATCTCTAAGGCTTTTTCGCCTATAATAATGGCATCTGCTGTACCCCAAACATCTGGAGATATCTCATCCATAAACACGCGCTCTTCTATTAATAGCTTTCCCCCCAGCGCCTGCGCACGCTCTTGGATATAATTTACATATACATTCGCGCAATCAATCATGTCTTGGTCGACTTCTATTTCAAAGTCTTCTACCACCTGAACCTTGCCTAACCAATAGTCTTCAAGGCTCATATCATTTAATCTGCCCTTTAAAAGCATCTCGCACATTTCGTGAACCAAAGTACCAGTAGCCGCAGGGATGCCCACAGAGTATTCACCATACTGTTTAATCATCATGGGTGATGCAGGACATTCCTTCCAGCGCGTGAAAGCTGACGGACTAAGAGTTGCGTGAGCCATTGGAAATGTATGAGCTTTCTTCTAATTCCTTGATCTCTGTTAGATCATAAAGAATTTTACCGCCAATCTTATAATAGTTAGGGCCTCCGCCTTTGCGCCTTAAATTTGATAGCGCGTGTGGATTTTTGCCCCACCTTTTAGCTAGTTGCTTAGTGTCTATAAAGACTCTATCGGTGTCTGTCATTTCCTAATACTCCCTTTTTGTATTTGAATGTTGTTAAATTTACACTAAAGTTATATGATATGCAAATATATTTATAAAAAAGGAGAAGAATATGAGTATAGATGATGCAACACCAGAGGAATGGGATCAAGCAATTGATATGCTTGCGATCAATAACCAGGTAGGTGGACAACATTATAAAGGCAATGGCATACAACCCATTGAGTATATTTACGCAAATGGTTTGTCATGGTCGATGGGTAATGTGTTGAAACTTATTACCAGAGATAAGGTTAATAAGGTTGAAGACTTACTTAAAGCCAAGCATTACATTGACCTTGAACTACAACTTGTACATGGTGTAGACGGAGAGGGTAATAAAATAGGCCCATATACCAAAGAGGTAAAGGTCTAGGAGTAAAGCAATGAACTTGTTTGATTTTGAAGACCCAGTTCTAAATGAAAGGAACAACAATACGCCTGTTTATATAAACAGATACATTGCGCGTTCTTTGATAGATATAGCTGGGTTGGAAAAAAAAGATCCTCAAGCATTAGCGGAGTATTTCCTACAAGTAGGAATAAACTCCGTTAAGCATTACAAGGATCAAGAAGTTGTATTTGATATTGAGAATCTCTAACTAAGATCTTTCAATATATCTTTGATGTTTTTAACAGCATCATTGTTCTTCATGTGTTCATCATTGATGGTTAGTTGAGCTTGGTCTAAAGGTTTAGAAAACACCACATTCCTGTGAGTTATAGAAACAAAAGCAAATAAATCTATCTCATTATCTTTATATTTTCTGTGTGCAACTCTTTGACCTTTGCGCATATCAAACCGCCAGTTGCCTCTGCATTCTTCTATCTTGGATTGGGTTTTAACCTGGCACTTATACAGCTTTAGGTTGTGTTCAAAGATGATGTCTGCGGATGCGTTGTGTGGAACGATGGTTACTGTGTCAGAAACTTGAGAGAGTATTGCTGCTGTGAGATATTCACCAAAACGACCAACTCGTTCTGTTGCAAGGGGCATGGGTTATTCGGCGGGTATTGCCACCTGTGGTTGTTCTGTGGGTTGTTGATCTGGTTGTCTAGCAGGATCAGTTATGGCAATAATATTGGTTGCATATCTAACTGCTTGGTTGGTATCTACACCAGTTTTACCAAGTTTAATTAATT